TATGTTAAATTTTAAAGAGGCACCACTAGAGATCTACGTGCCAATCACAAGCAAAGAGGTAAACAAGGTTTACCGAACTAATGACCTAAGTACTTTTAAGACGCTACCTGGTAACAGGGTGCCCAACTTACAGCACATCAATAGGTTAATTTACAGCATTAACAAGTACGGTATGAAATGTAACCCTATTTTAGTTAATGAAGAGTTAGAGGTAATAGATGGCCAGCATAGACTAGAAGCTGCTAAAAGTGCAGGCACTTATGTTTATTACATTATAGTACCTGGATATACTCTTACTGAAGTACACACCCTTAATCTTAACCAAAAAAATTGGGCTAAGTCTGATTACATGGAAGGTTATGCAAACATGGGTATAGATGCTTATGTTAAGCTTAGAGAGTTTGCATTAAAAAATGATGATTTTAGTTTTATAAATTGTTTGGCTTTGTGTTCTAATATATCATGTGCATCAAATGCATATCAATCATACCAAAATAGAGAAGATAAAAAACCTAGTAATGTTTTTGAAGAAGGTACATGGGTAGGTAAAGATTTTGATTTGGCTCAAGATTGGGCTAATAAAATTAGAATGATTGGTACTTACTATGATGGATATAATAGATCTGTTTTTATTAAGGCTTTTATAACTTTGCTTTATAATGATAAATTTGACTTTAGTGAGTTTATGCATAAGCTAAGATTACAGCCATCAGCTCTAGTAGATTGTGTTAATGCAGATCAATACAGAACTGTTATTGAGGATATCTACAACTGGAGAAGTAGAAATAAAGTAAACCTTAGAATGTTATGAAAATTAGATGTTCAGCTATAGGTAAGATAATGACCTCACCCAAGACTAAAGGGGAGGTACTATCACAAACAACAAAGACGTATATCCAGGGCCTAGCCCTGGCTCACGTTTATGGTATCAGAAAAGAGTTCACTAGTAAGTATACTGATAAGGGTAATGAGTGTGAGGACATGTGCCTCAGCTTTGTAATGGATGTAATTGATAAAGGCTTCCTGTTTAAGAATGAAGAGAACTTTAGTAATGATTGGCTTACCGGTACACCGGATGTAGTCACCGACACTGTGCTAATAGATGTAAAAAACTCATGGAGTGGTAGCACGTTCCCCTGGTTCGATACTGAATGCCCTAACAAAGAGTATTTTTACCAACTCCAAGGGTATATGTTTTTATGTGATAAACAAGAGGCACTACTATGCTACTGCCTAACCAATACACCCCATGCTATAGTAGAGCAGGAGGTAAAGAGTGCTCACTATAAGTTAGGACTAATGGAGGAGAACCTAGACTTAAGAGACCAGGTACAGAAACAGCACAGCTTTGACCATATCCCTGATAAAAAAAGAGTCAAGACCTTTGTAATACAAAGGGATGAGGAGGTGATAGAACAGATTAAGGTGAGGGTAGAACAGTGTAGAGATTATTTTAATGAACTAATACAGCAACTATGATTATAATACTATCAATACTACTAGCCCCTGCGATTGTGTGGGGGTGGATAGTGACTATTAACTATTTATTAACTAAAAACAAATAAAATGGAAACAAAAAACAACAGTGGTGCTATCTTTAAGAACGACAAAAAGACTGCAGAAACTCACCCCGATTATAAGGGTAAGGTAAACGTAAACGGTAAAGATATGGAGGTAGCTCTATGGCTAAAAGAAAGTAAATCAGGTATGAAGTACTTTAGTGCATCATTCAGTGAGCCTTACATTAAGCCAGTGCTATCAGCACCAGCTGTGCCATTTGCATTAGAAGATGATGATTTGCCATTTTAAATAAAATTACTATATTTGGGCCATGACTTTACTAGCCCTTATACCTTTATCCTGGTGGTTTGTTAATTTTGAACCTTTACAGGCAACTTTTGATAGATTATTTAAGTATAACACAAAGTACCCAACAGCCATACATATACACTCTGCACTAGGATGTATTAAATGTGTGGCTTTTTGGCTTACTATATTTTGTACCTTTGATTTTATCCTAGCTTGTCAGGCTGCACTGCTTGCTTTTATACTAGAGGAATGTTTGAACAAGCTGAGATAGATCTGATTGATGCAATAGCTAAGATGCCTGATAGTACAAGGTACTCTAAGCACTCTTGCATAAAATTATATAAGATTAGAGAGAAGTATGAGGGTAGACAACCGAGGGAGTGCTTCTGTGCCTCTACAAGGAGGAGAATATGGTCCAAGGATTTTGAGACATGGTATGAGAAGAGCCTTAGACAACTACATTAGTAGCAACTATGCTGAGGTGAGAGCCTATACTACCTACTTTCTAAAAAAGATGGGCAGCTATATTGACGCTGATACAGTCATTAATAACTCCTACCTTCATGTGATTAATATAGATGGGGATCCTGGCAAGGTGAAGAGCTATCTGCTAAATACTATCAAGTATCAGGTGTTATGGTCATGCTCCAAGAGTAATAAGGATGATAGGATCACAGCCATTGAGCATCCATTAACTGAGCCTATTGATAATGATGATCTATACTACAAGCTAAGGGAGGATAGGATCTATTCTTTTAATAAAGCACTTATAGAGATCTACAGGAATGAGATAACAGATAAGGTGCAGAAGATAGTTTATGAGGCATACATTGATAGGGGCTATGTTACTGCTAAAAGCATGGCTCAATACTTTGGAATAACTACTACTTCAGCCTACTATCTGATCAAGGAGATAAAACAAAATTTAAATGAATTACAATATAGGTATGAGAGTGAGCCGATTTATTAGTACTTTAGCATTATTCTGTGGCATGTTCACTGGTTATGCTTTGTTTAGATTAGAGTATGAGTGGGCTAGTAAGGCAGCAGGACTATGGGTTTTATTTTATTACAGTTTTATAATTTTGGATGAATATGAAAATAAAGAATGAATTTTTAGGGACAACAGTGACTACTTACCATGGTAACTACTCACGTACAATTACAGTAACAGAAGAGACTGCTAAAGAGCACAAGTATTACACCTCTATTGGTTTAGGTTACTTATTTGAGGAGAAAGCTCCTAAGGTAAAGTACAAAGGTGTAGAGAACGAAGAAAATGCTAAATAGATACAGAGCTCAATTCGTTGCATCTTACACAGACTATCCTGCAGCTGCTACTGAAAATGCTAAAATAGCATTAAGGTGGGTAGAGGAAAATGGATGGGGTGAATGTGGCACAGCTGTGGGTAAAGCTAGAGCTAATCAGTTAGCAAAGGGTGAGCCCATCAGTAGAGATACGATAGCTAGAATGGCTGCATTTGAAAGGCATAGAGAAAACTCACAGAAGGAACTAGGTGATGGATGTGGTAGGTTAATGTGGTTATGTTGGGGAGGTGATGCAGGGATAGAGTGGGCTCAACGTAAACTTAAGACAATAGATAATACTGAACTAGTAGAAGGGCAGCCTCACTACACTAAAGATGGTAAGCTGTACACTGGACCTACTCACAAAAATGCAGAGGGTAAACTAATGACAGGGGCAACCCACACAGCAGAGAGTGAGTACCTTTATCATAAATTAAAAAGAAAATGAGACCTAAGCACATAGAAACTCCTGAGAAAATGTGGGAGCTATTTGATGGATATAGAACCTGGTGTAAATCTACACCTAGATATTCTTACAGCTTGTCTAATAAAACAGGTGAGGCTACAGCTATACCATTAGAAAGACCTTTAACTCAGGTAGGTTTTAGAACTTATGCTGCTGATAAAGAGTGCAGTGTGCAGGATTACTTTGCTAATACGGATGGGAGATATTCTGAGTATGCGACAATCTGCTCGCGCATAGAGGAAGCAATCAGGATGGATCAGATAGAGGGTGGAATGGTAGGACAGTATAATGCATCCATCACGCAAAGAATAAATGCACTGAAAGAGCATACAGATGTTACCAGTGGTGATGAGAAGATATCTGCTATAACTGTTACTATAGTTAAGTAGTAGTATAGTATAATAACAATAATAACAATATAGTATCTAACTAGGTACTAGCTTTGCTATGGAGATAAAAAGCACAGTAATCTTTGAGAAAAACTATGATGCCATAGCAGGTGATAAACGCTTTATAATTAATGAGGGAGGTAGTAGATCATCTAAGACTTACAGCCTGTGCCAGCTCATGATTATCTACTGCCTGCAGAATAACAATAAGGTGGTTAGTGTAATCCGTAAGACCTTCCCTGCTCTACGTGCTACAGTGCTAAGAGACTTCATAGAGATACTAAAAGATATAGGCCTGTATAAGCAGGAGATGCATAACAAGAGTGAGCACATCTATACCTTTGCTAATGGCTCAATGGTAGAGTTCTTTAGTGTAGATGATGAGCAAAAGATAAGGGGTAGGAAGAGAGATATAATAATAACAATAGACTCTCTGAGAGGGGGGTAGCTTTGCTATGGACATAAAAGCGACTGCCATATTTGAAAAGAACTATGAGGCTATCTTAGGAGATAAGCGTTTCATTATTAATGAGGGTGGTTCTAGGAGCTCTAAGACTTACAGCCTCTGCCAGCTCATGATAATCTACTGCCTGCAGAATAACAATAAGGTGGTGTCAGTTATCCGTAAAACCTTCCCTGCCCTACGTGCTACAGTGCTTAGGGACTTCATAGAGATACTAAAAGATATAGGCCTGTATAAGCAGGAGATGCATAACAAGAGTGAGCAGATTTACACCTTTGCTAATGGTAGCATGGTAGAGTTTTTTAGTGTGGATGATGAGCAGAAGATAAGAGGCCGTAAAAGGGACATAGCCTGGTGCAATGAGGCCAACGAAATTTATTTCGATGATTTCACCCAATTAAATATGCGTACTGAGGATAAGCTAATCTTTGACTATAATCCATCAGACTCTGCCTCATGGCTGTATGAGCTACCTGCTAATGAGAGCATTAAGATAAAGAGCACCTATAAAGATAACCCCTTCCTACCTGATAGTATCAAAGCACAGATAGAGGATCTAGCTAGAACAGATGAGGCACTGTATCAGATCTATGCCCTAGGTGAGAAGGCTATCTCTAAGAGTAACATCTATAG